CACACGAAATTGCGGCCGCGATAAACGGACGGCGTCATCAGCCCGGAATCGAGCGTGTGCCAGGCCAGTTCTTGCGCGACCTGCGAAGCGGCAGCGTCATACACGAGCGTGCGATCGGGCAGATGCACGAGTAGCAGTTGGTGACTCAGGTTGACCCGAGCCTCTACTACCGCCGTCGCGAGCTGCGCCTCGGTGTAGCCCTGGAGCAGGGTATCGACCTCTCGGCTTGAGATTTTGCGACTACTTCCATTGTCGCCCACCCACACCGCTGGCGGCTCGTTGCGACCGCTACCGAGGAAGGCTATCGCTTCCATGAATACGACAGCGCAATGCGTACCGATCGCGCCGCGGGCGATCAGTGCGCCTTCGTTGGCCAGGTACGGGAATACGCTGCCGCCGACGTTGTCGAAGGCCTCGATCGTGTAGCGGTTAACCGCGCGCGCTTCTTCGCGCAGCTTGAGCAGGCACATGACCCGGTCCGGATCCGCCTCGCTGCTCCCGTAGTGCAGGGGGCTGACCGATGTCGGATCGGTGAGATCGGTGACGACCAGGTCGATCCCATCCGTCGTCATGAAATACCCATCGATCCACAGCACATCCAGCACGAGGCCCAGGTCCGGATCGGTCACCTGCTGAAGCGTGTTACCGTTCCAGTAATACAGGGAGCCACCAGCCGCGATCGCGAGCCGGTCGAACGAATAGTCGAGGCGAACCTGCTCGGTTCCACCGACAGTGCCGAGCACGGTTACAGTGCCGTTCGCATCCACGCGCACGAGCTGCGTCCCCATCACGCGATAGCAGTTGCCGTTCCAGACAATGCCGCCGCGGTCGACGCCGGGGCCCGTACCGATCTGCACGATGCCCTCAGCTGGTCGCAGATAGCCCTTGCTGATGCCCTGATCCTTCGGCACAGGGATCATGTTGCGCGGCAGGGACGTGCGGAAGTCCCCGGCCTCGTCGGTGAAAATGCCGCTCAGGATCGGCACTTGCATGGCTTAGAATCCCTCGCCGGTCATCACTTCGAGCGTGGTGCCGGACGCCGAGATGTAGGCGATCGTGTCCTGGTTGCCACCCTTCGTGACGGTCACCGCGGTGCCGGCTACGACCGGGCAATCTGCGATGGTGGCGGCCTGGGCGCCGTTGCTGCTGTCGTAGATGCGGAAGTAGCCCTTGTTCGCGCCGGTGTTCACGACGCGCACCTGCTTGCTGTCCTTGTTGATGCTCTTGGCGGCGGAACTGGCGCCGGCGGTGACCACCTGATTGCTACCGTACTGAGGGGAAAATGGTTGGATGATCATGGAGCGGGCCTCCTTACCCGATGCGATACCAGGATTGCGAAATGCCGTCGAAGCGCAGACGGAAGAAGCCGTTGGCGGCGAGCGCCGTGGGCGCGCCGTTGATGGCGATGGCGCCGTTGCCGCCCACGGTGAGCGTCGTCACGGCGTGAGTGCTCGATACCAGCACTTCCTGACCGTCAGCGCAGTTTGCGAGCGGCGGTAGTGTGATGGTTCCGGCTGCGAAATCGGCCGTGGGGGTCATCAGCAGGTAGACGTTCGTGCCGTTCTCGAGTGGGGACACCGTGACGGCGAAGCCGGTGGCGTTCGGTGCGAAATACTGCGTCGCCATCGAGTTTGCCGGCGCGGTGAGCAGCGCCTGGATTGCGGCGGCCAGGACACCGATCGATGCCTTGCGAGCGTCGCCGTTCTGTGTCGAGAAGACCGGGACCAGGTCGGACACGGAGAGTTGGGTGACAGCGCTGAGCTGGTTGATGGTGGACATTCGGATCTCCGGTTATTCGAGGTCGATCTGGTCGCCGCCTTCGGCGCCCATGAGCGGGTCGGTAGGCGTGGGCATGAACGGTCGCGGTAGGCCGCCGCGCCATGGCTTGTTGCCAGCGCCACGCGGCAGGGTGTGCGGCAGCTGCTGCTCGGGCGGGAACGCGGCGCGCGCCAGCAGCATGTTGTAGCCGTCCTTGGCGATGATCTGGGTCTGGCTGCTGACGGTTTTGCCGAAGGCTGGCGCCAGCCGGAGCGCCAGGTTGGCGATCACGGTTTCATTCGCAGCATCCGGCAGCCCGGAATCGTCGTCGAGGTTGGAGTCGTCGGTGCTGGACGGCAGCAGATAGCCCAGGCGAATACCCTTGGCGTTCCAGGTTGCCATCATGCTGTCGAGCCGGCCGAGTGCGGACTGCTGTTCGTCGGGGCCGACGTTGAATGTGAAGTCAGACAGTCCGATCTCGCCGAATGCCGCTAGGACCAGCTGCTTTTTCGTCCAGCCCATGACATCAGGCCTTCTCGCCGCCGGCCAGCGCCGCGTCGATGCGCTCGGCCAGCTTCTTGTCGCCAATGTTCGCCGCGAAGTCGATGCCCAGCTCGCGCGCCTTCTGCTCGAGCTCGGACCGCGTCGGCGGTGCGTTGTCGTCCGGGATGGCGGCATTCGAGGATGCCGCCACCGTCGACGGTTTCTCAGCCGCTGCCTTCGCCTCGGACGTGGTCTTGTGCCAGCCGCCGGCCAGCGCCGCGTCGAGCTCGTCCGCGTCGTGCACGATGTGGGTGTCGAATTTTCCGCCGTGGATATCGTGCGGGCCGCCGGCCTTGTACAGCATCTTGGGGAATGCGTTCACATGAAACTCCTTGAAGAAAAAACGGCCCGCGCTGGGCGGGCCGGTAAAGCCCGGGGTGACCGGACGGAGGAGACAACGGGAGATTAGGATTGGCTGAACAGAACGATGCCGGCCATTTCCGGATTGGTCATGCCGACGCCGAAGCGGGTATCGCAGCGGTACTTGTACTTCTTCAGGTTGATATCGAAGAACTTGTACATGATCACCTCGACACCCAGCTCGGTCGTGCTGCGCATGTAGCCGGCACCAGCGTTCACCAGCTCTTCGTCGACGCCGTTGCGGCCCGGCAGCAACTCGATCGCGCGCTCATCCCAGAACGGCGAGACGTTGCAGGCGGCGGTGTTCAGCCATGTGATGGCGGCACCGTCGGCCGGCGCCGCCGTGCAGTTCTTGTATTCCTTCTCGACCTGCGTCGGGCTGGAGTCGGCCGCAATGATCGGCGGGCTGATCATGATGGTGCCGGTGCCGCCCGCGCCGGTGACGATGCCGGTCACGGTGAACGTCTTCAACTGGCCGGTATCCTGCTTGGAGATGTGATGCACGGCATTGACGCCGGCGATGGTGAGGCGGTCGCCCACCTTCACGGTGCCGCTTGTGACGGTGATGGCCAGCGCCTGGGAACGGTTGTCGACGTTCGACACTTCGCCGGTCGAGGCGGTGCTGGTGGCCTTCGGTACGTAACGCTGGTTCGCGCCGTTGACAGTCACGGTGACGCCTGCGGCGGCGGTCAGGCGGTAGGTGTAGTCGGACTTGAAGGTCTCGAAGCCCGACACCTGGCCTACGTATGCGCGTTCGAAGGCGGTATTCACCTTCGAGTTCGCGGACGTTGCCGGCTTGGCCAGAGCGCTAGCCATGCTGTTGTAATCGCGGGCATGCAGGACGGAGATGCGGCGCGACTCATCGCCGACGAGGCCCTGTTCGATCATCAGCGAATCAGCTGCGGCGAGGTCGTCGAAGCCGGACGCTGCCGTGGTGCGCTTGACCACGAGAGTCCCTTGCAGCGCGGCGACGTTCGCGCACGCCATATTGATGTCAGTCGACAGACGCTTGACCGCGCTTTGGAGCTTGCGCTCGACCTGCTGCGGGTCATTCAGATCATTGCTGGACATGAGCCAAGGCACGGTCTTGTCGTAGCCCAGGCCGATCGGAACGGACAGCTGGGTCACGTCAGCGAATGAGCCGGAAATGTCGGTGCCGGCGGCGCCATCGATCGAAACCGAGACGTACGGCACCGGGCGCCAGATCTGCGTCCCTTGCGAGCGCTCGAGCACAGTCGGGTCGGCGTTGAAGATGGAGACGTTGCGGCCGAAGGTGAGCAAGTCGTCGAAGCCGGCCAGCAGCTTATCGAAAAAGACAGTTTCCTGCTTCGTGAACGCGCTTGCACCCATGATCAGGCCTTGACTGCCCAAGTAGTTGTGCATCGCCACGCCGAGGTTGATGCGGGCCCAGCGCGCGGCGGCGCGCATGTAGAGCGCGGCGCGGTCCACCTTGGGAGCGAGGGCGATGGCGCAGGCCGCAGCAATGATGGTGAGTTTCTTCATGAGAAAGGCTCCAGAACGGTTGAGAGAATTTGCGGCCGTTGCCGCTGCTGCTTCGCTCATCCGTTTCCGGCCGGACGGGGGCCTTTTCACTGCCACTGCCCGTAGGTGGGCGAATCCTTGGTGGCGCCGCTGCGCGGGCGCCCTGCGGCCGTAGCTTTATGCGGCTTGCTGCTGCTTGCGCAGGTAGGCGGCGACCTTGGTGCGGTCGCCAGTGCGGTCGGCTTCCGCACGCAGGCGTTCCAGCTGGTTGTCGACGCCCGTCGCGCCGCCGGCGCTCCCGCTGACTTTTCTTTCGGGTGCCGGCGCGGCCTTGCGTGGTTGAACTTTCAATTGAGCCTCCAGTCGGGCCGCCTCGAAGGCGTATTGGATTGGATCTTTGATGGCGGCCAGTTTCTGGAGCTGAGCCGGATTCTTGCCGAGGGCGTAGATCAGGGCAGCGTGATTCTTGGCGCCGTGCACAATGATCCCTTGCTGTTGCTCGCTCAGCGTGCCGAGCACGACCGCTTCGGCGTCATCGAAGTCGGGCACCTTCAGCGTGGTCTTCGCGGTCTGGTAGGAGGCCAGTCGGGCCTGGTACGCCGCCTGCGCGTCCTCCTGTTCCTTGCGCTGTTTGTTGGCCTGCTCGTCGGCCTGGCGCTTGCGCTCGTACCAGGCGGTAAGCTCGGTCTCGAAACGGCTTTCGTCGTATTCGCAGCTTTCCAGCGTTGGCTTGGTGCCCACCTGGATCTGCTGCGGCTGCTGGGTTGTGGCACCCTTGAGGCGGGCGATTTCGGCTTCCTGTTCGCGGATGCGCTTCGCCTTCTCGCGGTCGGCTTTGCGCAGATTCTTCACCCATTCCGGTGCGGCGCGGAGCTGCTCTTCTTCGTCGGCCGGCGCCGGCTCATCGCCCAGGGTGATGACGACCTCTTCGTCGTCGCTGTTGTTTGCCGAGCCATCCGCGCCCGAGCCTTCGCTCGTTGCCTGGGCTTCGCCGCCCTGGCCATCGTTCTCGCCCGCGGCTTCGTCGGCACCGGCGCCGGCATCGACCTGAGCTTCGCCGGAACCGCCGGCACCGCCGTTGGCCTCGTCGCCCATATGCTGCTCACGAAACGAGCGCTGCTTCCACATCCAGCTCTTGAACATTGTTTCCCCCTGTTATCTCACCGATAGGTGCGGCGCATGCCGATGGACAAAATGATAGGTGGAAACTATTCCTGTTGCAACAGTGATTGGCGGAATTTATTCATGAGTTGCACGGTCAACGAAGTAAAAGTTTCTGTTGCAGCATCATTGCGCCTGCGGTTGTGCCGGCGCCTGCTGCTGGGCAGCCTGCTGTGCATCCTGGGCCATCTGCTCGCGCGCCAGTTGCTGCCCGTCCAGGTGCTGCATGACAGCAAGGGCGTGCTGCTCGTGCCCTTGCTTCACGCTGGCGACCTTCGAGAGCGCATCGGCCATGGTCTGCGCCACCTTCGCATCGGTGAGCTGGCCGTTCTTGCGCTTGCTCTCCGCGTCGGCGAGCTGGTTCTGCGCCGCGGCCAGCAGGTAGGACGAATTCGGGTCGGGCTGCTGATTCGCCTGAGCCTCGGCCAGCTCCTGCTTTTCTTCCTCGGTTGGCTTGACGGCGCCCATCTGCACCAGCTGGCGGCGGAAGTAGGCGCGCACGTCGGACAGGCCTTCGCCCTCCATGTTCATCATGATCATGGCGGTCAGGATGGTCTGCGTCTGCGGATCCTGCGTCGTCTCCAGCACGGCCGACAGCGCGCGCACGGTCGCGGCGCGCCGGCTGCTGGATGACGGACCGACGTCGGCGCGCACGCTCAGCTTCGCCTTCGACAGGTCGTTCGCCAGGTAGCCTTGGCCGTCCTCGTCGACCTTCGGTTGCATGAGCTCGATCTGGCTGGGTTCGCCATTCGGTCCGATGGCCTTCATCTTGCGGCCCTGGTCTGCATACAGCTCCTGCGCCATCGACAGCCAGATTTCGCCGACACGCGCGATAGTCTTGCAGAAGTTGTCCACGTAGATGAAGACCTGCATGTCCAGGCGCTGCTGGATCATCTCGATCGCGCGGCCGGATTGGCTCGGCTGCATCTGCTCGCCGGCCTCCTGGTTGCCGAGCATGTCCTCGAGCGCGGCCTGCGCCATCTGGGCCAGCGCGGCCATGGCCGGCGGCAGGTTCGGCGCCTTGGTGTAGCCGACCGGGCCGCTGGCCACCTGCTGGCCGCTGGCGTCGA